TTGTTAGGAAAGAATGCCAAGAATTTACCGATTCTTGGCAAACTGACTTACACAATGTTGTCTGGATAATGTCACTTAAGGATAGCTTAGAGAAAACTGATAAACTTACCCGTGTTTTTGAAATACCACCTTATGAATATACAATTGCTACCCGTGCCTATTTCGGCTCTTGGATTGACATGATGCATGCGACTGTGGGAGACCACTTTTGCTGTGTCGGAATCAATCCGGAGTCTTTTGACTGGTCCGAGATGACCTATAAACTACTTGAGAAATCAAATTATGGTATCGATGCTGATGCTCCCAATTGGGATAAAAATTTGTCTGCTACCTTTCTGTTCTGGGCTTGTGAAGCCGTGAACAGATGGTATAAGATAAATGATCCTAATTGGAGGCAGCAGCATGATACCGCGCGTATGAATATTATTGCGAACCTTGTACATTCTTATATAATAGCTGAATGGCTATTATTTAGGAAGGTAAAAGGAATGCCGTCTGGACATGTGTTGACAGCACTGTTCAATTCCGTCGTTAATATGATTATGCACTTAATTTGGTTCCTCATCTCTGTACCTGATGCTATCAAAGATGTTGCTTTTTACGATAGATACGTTTCAACTTGTATCTATGGTGATGATTCGCTCGATGCTATTGTAGCCATGATGTTAGAGTATCTCAATCGAAATACTATGATGTCTGTCTACAAGAAGTATTGTTCGATGACAATAACCTCTTCTTTGAAAAATGATGAACTTAACCCCTATGACCTGCTTTTGGATTTAACATTCCTTAAGAGAGGATTTCGTCAAGATGGTATATATTACAAACCTTTACTATCAATGAAATCCCTCTACGGAATGTTATCTTATGTTAGAGAGAGTGCACATGTATCCCTAGACTATCAACTTCTAGAGAATATACGTGTATTCTTTGCTTATGCTTATTTTTATGGACCTGATTTTTATAATCGTCATCGCGATTATTTTGGACAATATTTTAAGACTTTTATTATCCCACAATATAGCTATTACGATAATAAATATCTTTTTGGAAACTATGAAACTTTTAAATTACAATGAATATTATATTTAATCTACTTGTTGCAGGTGTAATAACCTGTTTTGGAATGCAATTTTACCATGACCCCATTAATTCACTCGAAAATTTACAATATCACACTAATCTTACTTACACTATGCTCTCTGCTATTATGAAACCCGCTATGACATTTGACACTATCATTAAACTTGGTTTGTTCTTACTATCGTTTTTATATCCTCCTTGGATTGTTGCTAGGAAAATGAATCGTTTGACATTCAATGGTAGACAATTGATTGCACAATCATTGTCTGCCACTGCTATGTCCGTTCCAGATTCCAACCAGGAAACCAATCAGGATGTAAATTCAGGTGCCTCTAATCAAGTCACTACTAGTTTACAAACCCAAGTCGCCCCGAATTTAAAACAAGATATATTATTACCTAATGCCAAACTCGCTGCTCACTATTCTACTCCCATGTATGTTGGTCAATTTACTTTTTC